ACCCAGATGATCTGCTGGTGCACGAAGGCGCCAGCCTTCTCCCAGCAGGCCTCGAGCATTGCCTGGCGGCGCGAGGCGTGCCAGCAGTACCAGGCCGCGTCCTCGGTGATCGCCTCAGCGACAGCCGCGGCGATGTAGCCGTCGTAGAGGTCCGCGCCCTGCGAGCTGTCGTCCCAGGTGACTCCGTAGGACTGCGACCAGTCCTTGTTGCGGGTCGGATGGTTCGAGCCGTCGTAGTCCACGAGGTACGGCGGGTCGGTCGCGAACAGGACCGCCCGCTCGCCGTTCATCAGGCGACGTACGTCGTCGTGGTTCGTGCTGTCGCCGCAGAGCAGCCGATGGTTGCCGAGGATCCACAGGTCGCCCGATTGCGACGCCGGATTGCGCGGCGGCTCGGGGATGGTCACCGGAGGCACGGAGCCCCCGGCGCCACCCTCGTCTTCACCGCCCCCGTCCGGATCGAAGGCCAGCAGCTTGTCGAGTTCGCCGTCGGAGAAGCCCACCAGCGACAGATCGTAGTCGTCCGCGAGCAGGTCCTGCAGTTCGGCCGACAGCAGCGCCTCGTCCCAGCTGCCGAGTTCGGTCAGCTTGTTATCTACGATGCGGTAGGCCCGCCGCTGCGCCTCGGTCAGGTGGCCCAGCACGATCACCGGCGCCTCGTTCAGCCCCAGCTGCGTCGCCGCCAGCACGCGCCCGTGCCCCGCGATCAACTCGCCGTCCTCACCGACGAGGCACGGCACGGTCCAGCCGAACTCGGCCATGCTGGCGGCGATCTTCGCGACCTGGTCCGCGCCATGCACCTTCGCGTTCTTCGCGTAGGGCTGGAGCTTGGCCAGCGGCCACATCTCGATCCGCTCGGGTGCGAAGCTCAGCGTCATGGGCGGGTGGTTTCCGTCGATGAGGTGGATGCCGGCCGGAGCCCGGACTCCGGATGCTGCGCTGGACTCCAAGCGGGGTCCGGCGGCATTCGGGGTATCCGGCCAAGAGGCCAGCGCTCATTGGGGTTCGCGCGGGTGGCGGGTGGCTCCGGCTTCCGGGTGGCTTCCCAAAAATCCGGCCCCGACGCTGGCGAAATGCCGAGCCAAGCCCGCCAGCATACGCAGGTCGCGTGGAAGGAACCGCGAACTCGGCTGAGGTGGCCTGGCAGGGGCGGACAGCGGCCCGCAAGGAAAGGATCGGCGCCTTTCCTTTGCTAACGCCGCGGCCAACGAAAGGATGGTTTCGCTCGGGGCTGCGCCGCGCGCGCCTCTCCCGAGCTTATCCCGAACCTAGCCCCTGAACCGGTTTTCTGTCCCGTCGAAAACTGTCCGCCGCACACCTTCCCCTGTGGCGCGCAGGGTTACGCGCCACCGGCCAGTTCGATCACGCGCCGCTTCGACAGGTTGCGGTTGAACCGACGCCGGTTGAGCTTCAGCGAGATGACGCAGAGCCCGTAGAGCCAGTGCTGGTGGGCGGACGAGCGCTGCAGCCCGACCGTCCAGCAGATGGTCTTCCACCGCTCGCCGTGTGCGCGCATCCAGACGATCTTGCCATCAACGGGCTCGAGGCACGCGGTCCAGGTCAGCGTCTCCTCCATCCGGCTGATCGCCTGCGGCGAGGGCAGCACGCGCATGGGCTTCGGCTCCTGGCCCACCTTGTCGGCGAAGGAGTGGATGATCTCGGGCCATGTGCTGAAATAGCCCTGCCGTCTCGGCTCGGGCAGGCGCTTGAGCACGAAGGCCGCTTCCGCGAGACGGGCCTCGACGAGAGACGGGGTCCACTTATCCATGGCGCCCTCCCTCGTCGGAGGGGCGCGGCCCATAGAGCTTTTCGCCGAGCTGGCGGACGAGTTCGCGTTCCGGCCAGGTCAGACGCGCGTCCTCGAGCGAGACGGCGAGCAGACCCTGCTCGCGCCAGCCGTCGCGCTTCACCTGGTCCGGATCCCGGCGCTGGCCGCCGTAGCCCTTGGGATGCCATCTCATGCGACACCCCCGTTCGTCTCGATCGCCCAGAGCAGGAGCGCGATGGCGTCCGCCTCATTGTCGTCGGCGGGGCTGAAGCCCCGGGCCCGCGCAGCCGCGATCATCGCCGCCTTCGGCGCGTTGCCCTTGCCCGTGGCGTGCCGCTTGATCGTGCCGACGGGAACGCCGGCATAGGGCACGCCCCGCAGTTCCGCCCATGCGGTCAGCGTGGCCATGAGCCCGCCATAGACATGGGCCGCATCGGTTCCGGCGTGGCGACGCACCTCCTCGAACCAGATGGCGGCGACCGGCCCCGACAGGCGGTCGATCTCGGTCAGCCAGTTCGTGAAGCGCAGGTAGCGCATGCCGCCGCCGTCATAGCGGCCGGGCCTGAAGCTCGCGGTCCCGCTGGTGATCAGCCCTTCGGCCGAGCGCAACGCCCAGCCGGTGCTGGTTCCGAGATCCAGCGCGAGAATGCAGCGGTCGAGAGTGCCGGCAGCCGCGGCAGGCGCCGCGATGATGTGTGGGGAGCGGTCCATGACGACCTCCTCTTTGATTGAGAGGCCGGGGCGGCACGGCTGCACGGGTCGAGCGGCAGCACGCGCGCCCGGGCCGGGATCGCGAGGTCTGGTCAGGGTCACGTTGTCGATGCCGGGGGCGCCCGGCGCTTCCTTCAATGGCTTCACCCCGTCCGCTTGAAGGAAGTGGGGCCGCAAGCCATTGGCAGAATGAGGATAAATCTCTTCTTTCAATATTTCAGTTTCTTCATGAGGTATGTGTCTGGCTTCCATCCCCATCCACGCGCGCGAGGGTCTCTGCGTGAAATATTGAAAGAAGCCCCCCGCGCCGAATTTCCGTTGCGGGACGGGTGTTTGGGCGGGAACTTCCTTCAAATGAAGGATGGGGGCTGTTGAAGGAAGCATCGCGCCGGCCCTCACCGCAGCGCCCGGAAGCGCATGGCCTTCCGGCCCCCGGTCTCCTGCTCGACCGTGACGATGTCGCCGCTCTCGACCAGCGTGAGCAGGATGTCGTCGCGGTCGCGCGCCCTGAGCCATTGCGAGGCGCGGGTCAACTCGGACTTGGTGACGCCGGCCGATCCTGCCTTGCGGATGATCTCGCGCAGGCGTTTCAGATGCGCCTCGGTCTCGGTGTCGGCGACATGGCGCTCGACGGCGTCGATGGTGCGCCGGGCGAAGTGGCGCACGAACTCGATCGCCCAGACGGCCTCTTCGAGCCGGATGATGGGCTGGACCGCATCCCGCCCCACGGCCAGGACGAGCGCGACCTTGGCGGCGTTCTCCGCGATCCGGGCGAGGATCGGTGTGTGGAACGTGCCGGCCGCGGCCCTGAGCTCGGCCGTGATCTCTTCGCCCAGCGCGTCGAAGCGCGCCTGCGCGTCGTCGTCCATCGGCACGGTCATCGGATCGACCGCGGTCTCGGGTCCGGAGGTTCGGCCGGCCAGGTTGCCGCTTGCCCCGCCGCCCTCGGCAAGACGCTGCAGCCCCTCGATCAGCGGCTGGGGCGATGTGCGCAGCCCGGCACGACGGTTCTCGTCCGGATAGTCCTCCTCGCTCGGCAGGATGATGAACCGGGCCAATGAGCCGTCGACGACATTGGCGCCCTGCAGCGCCCCCCAGAAATGCAGCGGCGTGGTCGTGCCGTAGACGCAAAGGCAGGGCTGGACGATGTCGCGCCGCTCGTTCGAGCCGTCCCGGTTGGCGTACTCCGCGCCGAGGAAGACCCCGCAGGCCGCGGTGTAGAGCTCGGTCATGTTGTCCAGGATCTCGGTGACATGGCGCGGGCTGCGCTTGCGGTCAGCCGCCGCCGCAAGAAACATCCCGAACTCGTCGATCTGGAACAGGATGGCCGGCTGACGGTGGAGCGCGGTCAGGAGACCTGCGCCGGAGGCGATCTTGTTGCCGCCGAGGTGGTGCGCGAGCCCTGCCGTGAAGAACAGCTCGTTGACGACCTCGCGGGCGTGGTTCTTGCCCGATCCGCTGTCCGCGATGCCGACGATGTAGAGGTTCGTACGCAGGTCGGTCGTCGTGCGGTAGCGCCGCCCCATCAGCGCGCCGAGGGCGCAGAGGCTGGCGCCCACCGCGAGAAGCGGCTGCGGTCTGCGCGCGGTGTCGATCATGTACCGCGCGAGATCGCCCACGAGCCCACCCGGGATCGTCAGCGTGAAAGACGGCGCAGGCGCGAGGATCGGCATCGGGGCTTCGGGCTGGGCGAGCCGCGCGAGGAGGCCCGCCGCGGGATGCGCGTCGCCCGCACAAGCCTGCTGACTGCCGTCGAGCAGCAGGTCGGGGTCGGGGCGCCACCCCTTCTCCATGGCGAGGTGATAGATCGTGCCGGCGCCGATCCGCGCGGGCTTGAAGCTCGCCCATGCCTTGGCTGTCGCGGCCGGATCGTTCTTGGCCGCCTGCGCCGACCACTCGGCGAAGAGCGTCGCGCCCTCCTCGCCCACCGCGCCCTTCAGCGCCATGCCGATGCGCATCCAGCTGTCGTAGTCGAGCTCGGCGTTCGGCAACCAGGCGAGCGCGCTCCGGATCGCCGCCAGCGTGCCAGCCTGCGCATGCGCCGGCAGACAGGGATGTCCGGCGCCGTTCGCCCCCTTCGCGCCGAGGCTCTTCGGGCGCAGCTCGGGCGGGATGAGCGCCAGCGCCTCGTCGAGGAACGCCGCTGCCCGTTCGGCGTCGATCTCGGGCAGGCTCTCGATGTCGAGATCCGCAAGTCCCTCGTCCGGCCACGCATAGGGCTGGCCGGTGTCGGGATGCTTGGCATAGGCCACGAACTGCTGCCCGAGGCAGAGGACTTCCAGCGGCGCGCGCCGGATCCCGGCGAAGGGCTCGGCCGTGCGATAGACCAGGAGCCGCTTCGGCGGTTTGCCGATCCTGAGCGCCGGAGTGTCGCCCAGCTGTTCGCGGGCGAGCCGCTCGATGCGGAGCGCCAGTTCGCCATCCTCGGCGATATCGATGTCGAGCGCAGCAACCGCACCGCCGACGATCCCGACCCCGCAGTCGGGCCAGGTCGACCAGGTCGCGACCTCGAACTCGGTCGTGGCGCGGCTCGCATGCCGGTTCCACTGCGGGTAGTCATGCCAGGCCGCGCGGGCGAACTGGCCGGGTTTCTTGGTGCCGGGCGCGATCGGCAGGATCGCGTAGCCGTTGGTCACGAGGCGCGCGCCGACGCGCGCCATCCACGAGGTGTCCGCCATCAGAAGGGCACCTCCGGGATCATGCCGTCGAGCCGCGCGCGGTCCTTCGACGCCAGGTCGCGCAGGTGGTCGCAGTAGCCGGTGACGATCACCTCGACGAAGGTGTCCCACTCCGTCTCGCTCAGCTGGGCAAGATCCGTCCGGCCGAGGCTGTCGAGATAGGCGCCGCCGGCCTTGCCGCCCTCGACCATGGCCGCCGTCTCGTTGGGGGTCGGATCGATCATGCCCGACCTCCGGTGACAGATGTCCTGGCAAGCGCGGCTGCAGAGGTCTCTGCGGCTCGTGTCGCGCCTCGGGTCGGAGACGCGGAAGCGCGCATCGAACCAGCCCCAGCCGCGGGGTTCTCGATGGCAGACGGCGCAGAGCCCGGCACGGACGTAAGGCATGGGGCGAACCTGTAGGCGGTGATTTCGGTGAAACGGCCCGCGGGGCGGACGGCGATCTCGGTGGGGCGACGCAGCTCGTCCGCCAGGATGAGGGCCTCGTCGACGGACGCAGGGATCTCCAGCTCGGGCGCCCGCTCGCGCCACCAGCTCGCGGCCTTCCGGCGCGGATAGCCGTCGTGCTCGAAGCAGACCCATTCCGTGTGGAAGGCGAGCCCGCAGCGATAGGTGACCTTCAGCGAGACCCGCCCGCCGCGCTTCTCGTGGCGGCTGTAGGTGACGTCAGTGACGGCGACCCATTGCGGCTTGCCCGTCGACAGCACCTCCAGCGTCGAGGCGGTCGGCTCGAGCTTCACCTCGCGGCCGGGAAACTCGAAACCGCAGCCGGGACATTCGAGAGCGGCGATGGCCACGATGGTCCCGCATTCGGGGCAGATCTTCGTGGGCGGCGGCCCGTCGCCCGGACCGCCCGGCCGCTTCGGCCGCACCAGATCGATGGGGCCATGCCGGCGGACATTGCCCGCGAAATCGAGAACGAGGCAGTTCTCCTTGCCCTCGGCGAGCCGCGTGCCCCGACCGGCCATCTGGACGTAGAGCCCGGCCGACTTGGTGGGCCGCAGCATGGCGATCAGATCGACGGCCGGCGCGTTGAAGCCCGTCGTCAGCACGCCCATCGACGCCAGCGCCCTGACCTCGCCGCGCTTGAAGGCGGCGATGATCCGGTCACGCTCGTCCTTCGGCGTCTTGCCGAAGATGGTGGCGCAGCTGACCCCGCGGCGGCGGAACTCCTCGGCGACATGGGTGGCGTGGCGCACACCCGAACAGAAGGCGAGCCAGGACCGGCGCGTCTCGCCATGGGCGATCACCTCGGCCACGGCGGCGCGCGTGATCGCGTCCTGGTCGACCGCGTCCTCGAGGTCGCGCGCGATGAACTCGCCGCCGCGCGATCCCACACCGGTCACGTCGAGGCGGGTCTGCGTCTGCTTCGAGATGAGCGGAGAGAGATATCCCTGATCGATCAGGTCGCGGACCGACACCTCGTAGGCGATGTCCGTGAAGAGCGCATTCTCGCCCTCGTGCAGCATGCCGCTGTCGAGCCGGAAGGGCGTCGCCGTCAGACCGATCACCTTCAGCGCGGGATTGATCGCCTGCAGATCGTTGAGGAAGCGGCGATACATGGTGTTCGACCGCCCGGGGATCAGATGGGCCTCGTCGATCAGCACCAGATCGGCATGGCCGATGCGCGTCGCCTTGTCGTGGATGGACTGGATGCCGGCGAAGAGGATCCGGGCTCTCGCATCGCGGCGGCCGAGACCGGCCGAGTAGATGCCCGCCGGCGCATCGGGCCAGAGCCCGAGCATCTCGGCATGGTTCTGCGCGATCAACTCGCGGACATGGGTGACGACGAGCACGCGCTGGTCGGGCCAGGCCCTGAGCACGCCGTCGATGAAGGCGGCCATGACGAGGCTCTTGCCGCCGGCGGTGGGGATCACGACGAGCGGGTTGCCGCTCTCCTTCTCGAAATAGCCGTAGATCGAGGTGATCGCGGCCTGCTGGTAGGGGCGCAGGGTCAGCATGCGGCGGCCTCCTCTTCGCGGGCGTCGTTGGTCCAGACCGAGCCGTCGCGCATGCGGTAGGAGACGAAGTCCTCGCCTGCGTCGGTCACCTCGCCGGGGACGAGATCGGGGATGAACAGGTGCCGGGCGCAGGCGCGGCGCTGGTCGGCAGGCTCAAGCAACCGGTCGTGGCGCGCGCAGTGCCAGCCGCCTTCGATGGGCGTGGAATGCAGGCAGGACCGGCAGGTGACGGCCGCGGCCTCCTCGCCATGACAGAGCCCGTGGTGGTCGCAGAACCGGCACTCGAACCAGGCGGGATCCGCGCTGATCCGCTCGGGAGGATGCTGGGCGAAGATGATCCGATGCGCCTTTTCCAGCAGGCGTTCGCCCATCTCGGGGTCGACCGGGACGCGCTCGATGTGCAGCGCGTCCGTGTCCTTGCAGACCGCGACGTAGAGCGCCCGCGTGATGCCGGTCAGGTGCATGTAGACCTGCATCTGCGCGGCGTGCTGGGGCTTCGCGAGCGCGACGCCCTTGGCGACCAGCTCGGCGAAGCTCTTCGCGGAATGCGTCTTGAACTCGACGACGTGCCAGGTCTTCGGCGCTTCGAGCAGCCCGAGCGCGACACCATCAAGCGAGCCGCCGAAGTGACCGCCATGGGCCTCGACGCGGAACTGCCGCCCGGTCTCGGGATCGACCTCCAGCACCGTCGCGCCGGTGGCGCGCAGGTCGCGCACGAGCCGGGCCTCTTCCAGCTGACCGGTCTCGAACAGCCGCAGGATGCGGCCGGTGTGCCGCGCGGGCGTCGCCCAGCGGAAGTCGTACCAGAGCGCGCGGGCACAGGACTTGCCGATCAGCGAAGCGCCGAGGTGGTCGCGGAAGCCGTCGCCCTGCCGGGCCACGTAGGAGGCGTAGATCGCGGAGAGGGTCGGCGTCGGGGGTTCGGGAAGCTCGGCCATCAGCACGCCTCCTCCCGCTCGAGCCGCGCCCGCGCCTCCGCCAGCACCGCGGTCCAGGCGGCGCTGTCATGGCGCTCGCGCAGGATGGCAATGATCATGTCCTTGAGCCGTTCGCGACGGCCGCGGCCGCCCTGACGGGCGACGATCTCGGCGCGCTCGCGATTGAGATGGCGCAACGCCGTTCGCGCGCGGTGAAACCAGTCGGGGTCGATCGGCTTCGCTGTCCGCTGCCGCGTCAGATCGGCGGTCGCGATCTGCGTGCGGATCTTCGCGATGGCGTCCTCGATCTCGATCAGGCGCCGGGTGTCGTCAGGCAAGCCGGGGGCGTTCGCGGCCGCGCAGGCCGCGTCGGGGGTGTTGGTCATGGTCGGTCTCTCGGGTCTGGCGATGTGCGGGCCGCGAGCCGTGTCTCAGCCCGCGGCGGCCGAGGGCGTCAGCTCTTGCGGTTCCAGGGCGCGGTGGCCGCGCGGGTGGGCGCCGACTGCGCGGGCGCGCTGGCCGGATGCGTTGCGGCGGGCTTCGGCGGGGTCGCCTGCGCCGGGGCCTCGGGCAGCATGTAGCGGATCGTGTTGCGCTCGCCGTAGCCGTCCTTCGGGGGCTTCACGCCGACCTGGATCGTCATCGGGATCAGGTGCAGCTCCTCGCTGTCGTTCACCTGCAGCTTGCCCGTCGCATGGCAGATCGCCGACAGCGTGCGCTGCGCGATCTCGACCGTGGTCGGGTTGGCGTTCACCAGGTTCAGCTGGTCGAAGATCTTGCGCCCCTTGTGCGGGCCCTCGAGGATGTCGAGCATCAGCCAGAGATACTGCCCCATCCCGTTCTTGGTGACGCGCATCTCGCTCTCGACGATCTGGGCGCGGTACCTGCCCGCGGGCAGGATCTCGTAAGCGGTTGCAGGCTCGATGCCCGTGGCATCAAAGGCGGTATTGAGTCGTGCCATCGTGTTGTCCTTTCAGTCGCAATCAGTCGGATTGGGGCATGGCGGCCAGGAACTCCGACCAATCGAGAGGCAGGGTTTCCGGCAGGCCGTAGCGGTTCTTGGCGAGGAAGGCGGGGCGCTCTTCGGTGTGCATGACGCGCGCACCGGACCCGAGCGCCCGAGTCACCTTCTTGTTGAAGCCCACGTCGGATTTCGCCACCGAGATCTGGTAGTTGGCAAAGAGCACCACGTCCGAGTGCTCCTGCAGCAGCGCAGACGCGCGGGCCTGCAGCTTGATCACGTACCGGTCGTAGGGTTCGTGCTCGGGGCTGTCGAAGCGCCTGATGTCGGTGTGGGCGATCTGGATGACCGCCATGCCCTTGCGGTCGCGGAGCGCGTTCAGCTTGTCGATGTATTCGCGCCAGATGTTGAGCGCCTCGGCATAGCCCTTGCCAAAGCCGGGGCTTTCGATCGACTGCCAGCCGTTGCGCCGGCAAGTCTCGGCCCAAATCAAGGGCTCCAGCCAGTCGACGCTGTCCACGACAACCGTGGAATACGCGTGGTCCTCGTCGAGCAGGGCCTCGAGCGCCTCGACGACCTCGGCGTAGCTCGTCGCCAGCGGGAAATGCGGCACCTGCAGCTTGCCGAGACCGTCCTCGGTGAGAACGAACACCGGGGCGTCGGCGGACGCGGCAAAGGTGGACTTGCCGATGCCGGCGACGCCGTGAATGAGCACGCGCGGCGGGCGCAGCACCGTCGATGTTTGCAGGGATGCGAGCGAGATGGCCATCAGCGCGCCTCCTCGCCGAGCAGCAGCCGGAACTTGGGCTTGGCCGTCCGGACCGTGCGCGCGGGCTCGAACTCCTGGCGAATGTCCTTCGGCCAGGCGGTGTACTTGCGCTCGGGCACGCTGAACGCGATGTCGACGTACTCGGCGGGATCGGCGCCATCAGCCCGGATGCGCTCAACCAGACCGGCGAGCATCGCCTGGTCCCAAACGACCCGCTTGGGGAGATCGGCGACCACGGTGACCGGGCCGTCCTGCAGCCGGATGGTGCCGATGTCCTTGCCCTCCGCGCGACGCGCCTCCTGCGCCCGGTCGCCGTACTTCAGCGCGACGGCGCCATCGAGCCAGTCGCAGAGAGACTTCGTTGCGCGCAGCCGCTCGTCGGCATCGTGCTTCAAGAGCGCCAGTTCATCAGCCGGCAGCGCTGCGATCTCGCCGACCGGCATGGTGGGCAGATCATCGAGGGTGATACGATTGGGGATCGTCATTGCCACCCCCTCACGCCAGCTTCGCCGCGGGTTTGTCGGCCGTGCTCGAGCAATGCCGGCCCGCCTCGTAGGCCTCGACATCCTCGAGCCGGTATACGACCCGGCCGCCAATCTTGATGAAGGCAGGACCCTCACCCGTCCAACGCCAGCGCTCCAGCGTGCGCGGGCTGATTTTCCATCGAGCCGCCAGCTCGACCTGGTTCAGATGCGTGACTGACATCTTCGTCTCCTTCGCGTTTGGCCGAATGCCTGCGGAGGAGAATGGGGTATGCGCGGGGAGGAGATGGGGAGGGCGGAGGGAGAGGAGACGGGAGGAATGCCGTTTCAGACGCCCGAAAACGAAAAAAGCCGCCCCGAAGGACGGCCTGATTGTCATGTTTGCGTGGCGTCACACCTCGAGCCAGGCGTTGGAGCCGCTTTCTCGAATGACGTCCCGCCACGTCCGATGGCCACCGAAGAGATCCTTCAGACGTTTGACGGACGGGCCGCATTCGGCTTCCTCGAGGATGCGCGCGATCGGCACAACCGGATCTCCGCTGAGCCAGGCCTCGGCCAACATTGCGACGGCGATCTTCTGCTTGCCGCCAGTGAACTCATGCCATTTGCCATGCACGATCAGCACGCCGCCGTCGCCGGAGACCCAGACCGGCCCTCGATGCGACGGGCCCTTGAACAGGCGTGCAGCGAGGATTTCGGGGGCGACCGCAAGCCCGTCTTCGTGTTCGACCACGTCTTCCAGCGCGACGAACTCATGACCACGGACAAACGGGATGGGCGCTCGGCCCGGGGGATCGAGAACGAGAACCACGCGCAGGCCGTCGGATGGCCGACGCTGGACGAGTTCGCGAAAGGCCGCGAAACCCTCCGGCCTGGTCAGCCCCCGCGCCACCCATATCCCCACCCGAGCGGCACGCCTTGGCAGCCGCGCCGTGCCGAACTCCAGCGCCATGTTCTTGAGGTGCGCGACGGGCTCGGACCCGAGCGTGCAGTCGAGCATGGAGACGACCCGGCGGGCTGCCGCCATCATGTCCAGCGCATGGACCCGGCGCAGCGCGCCATGGCGCTCGTCCTGCCATCCGGCATTGGCAAGATACCCCACACGTCCGGTGAGCGGGTGGGTGATCACCGCCGCGGGCGTGTCGTCAAGTTCGTCCGGCGCGACGATGCATGCGCTGCTGCCATGCGGCACGAGCAGCCCCGCTTTCATCAGCGCCTCGCCCGCGCCGCGCATCTGCGCCAGCGCGAGGGCCGAGACCCGCGCGTCGCGGGTCCCGGCGATGGACGAGAGCAGCCGATGGGCGGCGCGATCAATCCTCGAAGAGTTGCGGGTCATCGACGAGGATCCCCCAGCGCCGCAGGTATTTCTCGCCGATCAGCTGTTCGGCGGCAGTGCGGTCCTTCAGATCGCAGCCATGCGGCCAGGTGACGGTAAAGGCCAGCGTCCGTCGCCGTGCGCTTCCCGGACGCGGGGCAAGCTTCACCGCGATCCTGGCGCGGGTGGCGACATAGGTCTCGCTCAGCGGCGTGCGATCCCCGAACCGCTCCTCCGCCTTCGACCAGATCGTTTCGCCAGCCCGCGCGGGTTTCTCCAGCGTCACCCTGAAATCGCTGTCGTCGATCGGCATCACGCGCATCTCGCGCACGTCGACCTCCTCGATCCCGTCTTCCGGATCGACAGGGAAGTCAAATGGCGCCAGAAGCACCGACAGATCATAGCATCGCAGCGGCAGGCGGTTTTCCTCGAACGCGATCCCGAGGAGATGCGTGACCGTCGCCTTGACGATCTCGCTGCGTGTCGCCCGGTCGCCGGCAACCACCTCGATGCTGCCGGTCGCGGGCTCATAGGTCACCGCGGCCTCGAACACGGGACGGTAGGCCTGCCGGACCAGCGCGCCGCTGTCATCGAAGCGCAGCAGGTCATCAGGCCTGCCCTCGCGGTAGATCGTTACCTGAACGAGGTCGCATTCGTCGCCTTCAAGGGTCGTGCGCACGCGGTCGAAGATGTCGACATGGACATGCGAGGCGCCGGAGAATGCCTTGATTGCCGAGACGAACGACGAGATCGCGTCCCGGTCGCGCCGCACGGTCCAGCCGGCTTCGGTCATGAAGCCTGCCCACATCCGGCCGCGCCTGCGGTCCTCCGTGAAGCGGACCTCCTCGGCATGGCGGAAACGATCCGGCGCATTCAGGAACATCCAGAGCGCGCGGGCATGGGCGTTCGAGAGCCCGTCGAGCGTGGCGGGATCCTCGGCGACACTGTAGATCGCCG